CCAAACCAGTAGCTTGAATATACTTTTGCAGACGTAAGATAGAGTGTAACATGAGGTCCGACGCAGAGCTTTGAATAACAAAGTTCATGCCCTGACGCAAGGCACGGTACTGATACTTCTTGTTAGGACTTGTAACATTAGGTAAATGTCTTCGTCTTCCAAAAATACTTACAGCATATCCGTTTTCCCTCACAAACTTATGTACGAAGTTAATCCAATTAAAAACTTTTGGGAACGCATCTTGATACGCCCGAAAAATATTTTTACAATACCCAACCGACTTACCTATTTGTTCTGCTAGTTTATTTGGACCACCCCCGTACACAATCAAAAAGCTTACGCTCTTTGCAATCTGTCTTTCTTGCTTAGTTACATCCTTGGCATCTTTACCAAAAACCAGAGATGCGGTGAAGCTGTGCAAATCCTGACCGGAATTGAACGCTTCAATAAGGTTCCTATCACGACAGCATTGCGCTAGTACACGCAATTCAGCTTGAGAGAAGTCAGCTGCGAGAAACACTTTGTCATCATCAGCTTTCATCATACTTCTCAAGTTTACCTCATCATTCTCATCAGGACGGGGTAGTGTATGAAATGAAATCCCTTTCTTCTTCTTAGGACCAGCTGCGTACGTAGAGCAACTGAGACGTCCTGTAACAACGTTTCCAAAGTTATAGCTTGAATATACCCTACCATCTTCGTTGTACTCTACAGCGGCTTCTACACCCTTTACGTACGTCTTGTGTTGCTTGACACGAAACTTGTATTTTAACAACAATTCAATGTACTCTTTTGCGTCGCCTGTTGCGGTAACCGCCACCTTTTGTAAGTGAGCCTCAGAAATAGAAGGAGCCTTTGTTTTCTTAGAAAACTCAACTGCCCTCAACCCGAAACCTTCTTTAGTAAAGAGAAGTAACCCCATGTCAGCATTGGACCTTGGGTTTACTCCGTCTATAACTGAAAGCTCTGATAACTTGGTCTCCATATCAGAAATCTCTTCTGCGAGTAGTTCGTCAAACCGCGAAACGCAGTCTTGGTCTACAAGGATACCTCGATGCTCAATATCAGAGGCGACTACTAAAATGTGTTTAAGCAATTTGGAATACACATGGTGAACACCTTTTGCTTTCATTTCTTTTTTCATCTGGAGGTAAGCTCGCAACGTAAAATCGGCATCCATGGCATTTCCTACTGCCATTTCGTCCAAGGGCATATTAGCCCAGTCGTGAGTACCACCGTCAGTTACTGTTAACATTAATTCAAAGTTTCTAGGAGTCTAGCAGAGACAAGGTAGGGGTCGCATGTCGCCGCCGGTCGACGGTCTTCTAAATAACCTTTTCCTTGAGTTTTTACGTGGGATGGAATACGGACACTCGCTCCGCGGTCTCCAACGCCCCATGTAAATTCATTATAGTTCGAAGTTTCACATTCTCCAGTTAATCTTAACTCATTTCCTGTACCATAAACTTCCATATGCTTTTTATGAGCTTTTTTAAGTTTTGGTAATGCATCCTCGATGGCTGTATAACCCTCTCTCATTTCAGAGGTCGATACATTAACATGGCAACCTGCACCGTTAAGGTCTTTATATATTTTAGGGTGGTAAGAAATCCTCATGTTAAATTTCTCAGAACCTCTCTCCATAATGTAACGTGCCATCCACAAATTATCAGCCGCTTCCAATGCAGTTTTAGGAGCGGTTTGGTATTCCCATTGAGAAATCATTACTTCTGCGTTTATACCGAATAAATCGATTCCGGCTTTAGTACAGTTCTCTAAGTGCTCTTCAGCTACTAACCGTCCTATAATTTTACCGGCTCCTGTGCCGCAATAAAAATCTCCTTGAACAATGTCTTCAGGTACGAGGGGTTGCATCATAGGGTCAGTTAAAGTGTACTCTTGCTCGAACCCAAACCAAGTATCATTATTTAAATGCTCAGCAAGTGCTCTACGTGAGTTAGAACTGTGCGCCGTACCGTCTGGATTATAGACTTCACATAATGCCAGATAACTTCCTTCGCGAAAAGGGCTGTCATAAAGACGAACAGGCTTTAGGATTCTATCCGAATCACCTAAATCACCTTGCTTGGTGCTGCCTCCGTCAAAAGACCAGTCAGGTAAGTCTTGAACGTCAGTTTTGTGTTTAAACACACGAGATTTTGAGCGAAGTTGTGGCATATCTTCAGAACCATCTAGCCATACATAATCTACAGTAATCATTAAAATTTCTCCAATTCTTGAGGGAAGTACTCTTTCACTAAGTCCATAAGACCGTGTGGAAGATTTTCGTCCAATAGCGAGTGCATAATCTTGGTGTCGCTAATGTTATTAAAGGTTTTTATTCCGAAAGTCATCAAAAATTTTATATCAAATTGACAGTTATGAAAAATTTTCTCGATTTTCGGGTTGGCCATAAGATTAGAAAGGCGTTCCCGCACCACTTCTTTATCTTTATCGTCAAAAGGACTTTCTCTGTGATTTATCGGGACAGTAAACGCCTCCTGCTCACCGTAAGAAAACGCAATAGTAGACATCTCATCTTTCTTAAAATCTAGTCCTGTTGTTTCTATATCCGCTCCTAATGCGTCATACTCCTCAGCCTTATCCATTTGCTCGTGAAACTGTTCTATAGTTTTACATAATACGTATTTTGTACCATCAAACTTATTTTTATTTAAAATAAACTTGTCATAAGCGTTGTTAACGTCCTGAACAAAAAGTTTGCGTAGCTTGGGTTCTAGAAATACTAAATCTGAGCTGTACGTAGGAACAACTGGGCATCCTTCATACTCAAACTCTCGTCCTCGTTTATTAAACAGACCAGACTTTTTAAGAAGTGTTTTTAATGCTACATTCCCTAACGGAATAATTAGCTCAGGTTTTACCGTATCCAAATCTTTAAAAAGAAACGGTCTATGCTCATTATAATCTGCGGTAGTTAAATCATCTTCGCAAATGTTAGGGTCCCGAATAGCAGGTATAAACTGATAATGTCCTTCAGGGACGTTACTCCTTTTTAATAACGTGCTGACGATGTTGTATTCGTGGTCGTTGAAATCATATAACGAACCTCGTTCGCGATATTGACACGTTGTAACGAAAACAATTTTTTCATCTCCAACATCGGTGGCGGAATAGTCTTTCGATTTTTCATCTTTATCGAAACTTTCAAGTATTTTTTCTAAGTCGTTCATCTATCATAGGTTATGGCTCGAAGGAAAAAAAAGAAACATTATATTAATAACAAAGAGTTTGAAGAAACAATCTTCAATTATTTGGAAAACAAAGAACTGTATGAACAAGAGTTAATTAAACAATTAGATTTATTAATTTCAAGCATTCTTACGTCTTTTAAATTTAAAGTGGATTTTGATGATGCTAAACAAGAATGTTTTGTATTAGCTCTCAAAGTTCTTAAAAACTTTAACCGTGATAAGGGTTCGGCTTTCAATTACTTCACAACTGTTATAGTAAACAATTTAAAACTTATTTACACTAAAAACAAAAAGTATCAAGAAAAGATGCAAGAATACCGAGATAAAAAGATTAAGACTTTTCTGGAGGAGTGATATGGAAAAAATTGTAAATTTTCGGAAACTCCACATCCACTCTAACCTTCTTATTAACGAGGTGAACCAATGATGGGGAGCTCGTTATTGAAAAAGAAGCGAAGGATGAAGGTAAGTCCCAACTGTTTACAAGATAGACAGTTTCACCGCCTTCCTGGTTTTGCCAATCCTCTGCCATTTTTAAAATGCGCTTACAATGATTACACCAAAGAGAGTAATATAAAACAGAAAAGTTTTTACGTTTCCGGTCTTTTAGAATCTCGTTCAGCTCTTTCTCAGTTGTTATCTTTTGCAGAGTCCTCATTATTGTCTCCAAACTCTTCTTCAGCCATTTCCATAGCTCTTTCAACTTGTTTTTCACTCATGGAATCGAGAATCTGTTGTTTCTCCTCTTCCGTCATGTTTTCAACTCGCTCATTGAGTTCTTGGGTAATAGAATGGATTCCTTTAAAGAATAGAATCCGTGCAAAGACATCGTTCGAAAGTTGTCCACCCGTCATAGCAGCTTTTAATTGCTCCCATTGGGCAGTTTCTTCTTTATTTAATTTAATATATAATTTCATACGTCGGTCTCCTTCTCGGAGTTTGAAGTTACCAAAAGTCTCGCCATCGACTTCAAAAGTAAGTTTTTCTTTGGCGCTCATGAATTTATTATAGCTTATCATGTCAAAAAATGTAGAATCAATTTTAGAATTTGGAGAGTTTTCCAAAAAACGTCGCGTGAACAGTAAACGCAAAGGAAGCACTTTTGAAAGAAAGATTGCTAAAATGTTGAATGAGAGGTTTAATACCAAAGAATTCAGCCGTACTCCAGGTTCAGGGGCTTTCGCAACCACTCATAAGAATCTCCCCGAGCACCTGCGTATTCAGGGTGATTTGATTACCCCTTCTACATTCCCATTTGTGGTTGAATGTAAAAATGGTTACGATGTACAACTTGATGATTTATTCAAACGGAAAAGCGATTTTAAGTCTTTCATCTCACAAGCACAGAAAGACGCTTCTCACGCGAATAAAGATTGGATGGTAATCTACCAGAAGACGAGGCGAATGGCTATTGTAATCGTTAGTAAGCCTTATCAGGTAAAGCCTGAGCTAGTTCTGAACGGGGAGTACTTTATCTATCCCCTTGATGAGTTCTTGAAGCTGTCTAACGAAGTCTTCGGCTTTCATTCTTGATTCATTAGAGGTTCCGGTCTCTGCTGCCTTAGCGCCGCTAAGACGATTTAATCGGGATGTAAGGGAGTCCGTGTCTTCCGTCGCTTCAGTTACCATGGACCCTTCTTTAACACGACGTGATAACGAGATTGTGCCTCCAGACGGTCCTTCAAAGTTCACCCCTGTACCAGTTACAGATTTTAATTTAGCAGGCTTTTGGTCAGGAGTGCCTATCCCTAAAATAGATAAGAAAGCGGTTCCTGGACCGTCAGAACCTCCTCCAAGAAAGGTCTCACCTCCAGCTGGTTTTGTTACCGCGAAGGCTTGGTTGGCAGTTGCAAAAGAACACATTGCATATTCTAATGCTATATTAGAACGGCTCCCTGGAGTATTATTTTTTAACGCCTGGTGCCTATAACCCTGCGTAAGAGTGGTTCTTAATCGTTTACTGGCTAACTTACGAGCTTGTTCGTCCCCATTAGCAATATCTTCCATCTGTTGTTTTAGGGTACCAAACTGTTTTGCTTCTTCATAACCGAGTTTACTCATCACATTCTGCATCACAGTCTCGACGCCTCCGGTTAAAAGTTCCTCTTCCACTGCAGCTACTAAAGTGTTAATGGTTTGAGTCTCTCTAATTTTATAATTATCCGCTTCTTCTCTCCACGCTTTAGCGCATTCTTCGGCACTTTTCCCTTTACATCCTGTAGATGGTTCTAGACGTTGTCCGTTTTGTTTAGCGGCTTGGTAAGCATAGTTACTTTGCTTGTTACGCGCCCTTATATTTTTCTCGCTTAGGCGCACGACCTTTCCCCCTTCCGTATCTACTTCATCAATAACAGCAGTTCCTCTTTTTCCATATTGGCAAGTAGCCCCGTCGTTTGAAGTTTTAACGTTAAACCCGACAGCATTCTCCTCTTCGTGTGCTCGGTTGTCGTCATCATCCCCAAAAGGTCCCCCACCACCTTTAACAAAATTCTTTTTGTTAACAACCACGTTTTTAATACCCCCTTTACCGTCTGGGCAGACAGCTTGGACGTCTTGGTCTATTACCGTACCATCTGGTTGAATACCTGTTCTTCCTCTCCCAGTAATAACCCACTCACAATCTTTGAATTGGTCAGAGGATGCAATAGCATCCCAAGAGTTAAGAAGACTTCCTACGTACCACGACAAAGCTTTTTGTCCATCTATCTCCCCATTGTTAGCATCTGCAATTTCTTGTAAAATCATGCCTACGCCATCTTCGTCATAATCCGCAAACTGAACGTCGTCTAATTTACCTAAGTTGCGCTGCTCCGCACCAAATATAAGCAAATCCAAATTGAAGTTAGCTACTTCAGTCGTCATTTTTTTTATTTCTGCTGCTAAAGGTTTGCAAGGTTCTTGGCGACCACAGTTAATCCATGCTTTAGCTAAGCGAGGTCCGTATTCATTCATAACCCCATCCATCGCTCTATAAGCAGATAAACGAGCACTATCGTTAGACCCTCTAAAAATTAAAGCCTTACCGTCATCTTGTTGGTACTTCTGACCTTTCTTGGAATTGTCCCGGATATATTCAGCAATATCATATATGGGAGAGTTTTGGTTCCCTATTTTTACACCGTACCGTTGTCCACCATCTTCATAGTAAGCGGCTGAAGTAGCAAAATCTCCTCCGCAATTATCCCCAGGTAATAAATACACCCCGCGGCTTTGGCTTTCCCTGGCACCTCTTAACCTTACACAATCTCTCAAAAAATCTTTTTGTTCCTCACTTATCTTGAGACCCTTTTTTATAGCCTCCGCTACATCTACCATTTTGTTCATTCTGTCCTGAATGAGACCCAAGTCTTCTAGTCTTTGTTGTTCTAACTCTTCATCATTAACGTCTAAATCCTCAGGGGCTACGGATTGATTTTTTAACTGGTCTTCCAAACCTAATCTACGCAAAACAGCTTTTTTGATTGGACCCCATCCTTCAAAACCCATCATCTGTTGGAATAAACGTTTTGTTCCTTCATTGGGCTTACCTGTTTTGCCGGGTGTACCTTCGAAACCTAACTTCCCCATTCTCTCCTGTAATTGATTTGAAGCTGTTAAAGCTACCTTTTTAAGCTCGTTTGTTCGGTCTTGAAGGGACTGTTTTCCTGCAGGGGAGTCGGCGGGTATATCGTCCCCCTCAGCCGCAACATCACCCTGAGAAATTTGGGGAAGTAGTTTCATCAACTGCTGCCAATCGTTTTCAGTAAATGTGACAAACTGCTTTGGGTCGTCAAAGTTAAAGAAGGGAACCCCTGCAGACTTAACCCCGCGATAATAATAAGATATAGGACCTGCCTGTCCAGCAGCTGCTTCGGGCTGGTCTTTTCTTTTTTTAGGTTGAGTTTGGGCTGTTACAACTTTATCGCCGGTATTACCTAAGCTTTCCCCTACACCTTGTACTAACGTATCTTTTTTGATTTGTGCGGGAGGGGTGTCGACCCCTTTAAACATTCTATAGTATGGAGCCAAATTACCTTTATCCTTTAACTCCATCAACGTATTACCGCTTTTGAGATAAGAATCTAAAAAATCTGTGTATTGGCTCATAATATATTAAAGTAGGCTTCCCTAGTTATTTACCAGAGAAGCCTATAAAAAAACTTTTTAATTAATTAGAAACCACCGCCAAGAGCTATTGGAGACATTACTGAGTCGATGTCTGACGTTTCAGTAAACTGAACCGCGAAGTCGTATCGTAAAGTCATCTCAATAGTATGGAAGTCGTTAGTTGAGTAGTTAAATTCACCAAGTTTCCAACCTTTAGGATAGCAGCCATAAAGGTTTACGTGGGTGATTGGGTTTCTGTGTGCGTCGAGTTGCCATATAGTAACTGTTCTCTTGAAAATAGGAGCTTCAGTAATACCAGCTAGACCTTCCGGACTTTGATTTACTTCACTAGTCCCGTTACCTAATCCAGCATAATGAATTCCGTATACAGGGTCGTATACACTTCTCATCCATGCAAACAGAGCGTCAGCAACATCCCCTTTAATTAAGTTATCAAAAGTAACTGTAATTTCGTCAGGGGAAGGTTTGCCAGGATAGAAGAACTTTTCATTAACACGATGAACTTCGATATCTTCAACAGTAAACCCGGGTTGGGTGACTTGCTTAGCAGCTAAAGTTAATCGTGACTGGTCATTCATACCAGGAACGTTGCTTAAAGCGCCTGCAAATCTAGGAATGTGGATTTCCCATGCGTACGCACGAAAAGATTCCAAAGCGTGTGATAAACGAGGGCTATCAGCAATTAATTCTGCTGCTCGTTCTACGTAGTATTGTCCGTCGGCCATTTAATTTTTTACCTCTATTTTATATAGTGTTTAGACTGAAGCTGATTGATTTGTTAAATTCAATTCGAATACCAGCATTTCTGCAGTCTTGGTCGGTTTAATAATAACCTTGCACCAAAGTTCGTTGCGGTCAACGCGAAGGGGAGTGTTAGTAGTTGAGTCACAAACAACTTTAAACTGGGTAATACCTCGTCGTTGTTGTATATCAGCTAATGCGGGATTAAGAACGCTTCTTACTGCTTCCCAAGTAACAGGGTCGTTAGGTTCGAAAACAAAACGTCGTGTTCCTTGAAGCACTAAGCGGCGAAGGAAAATCATCATTCTACGAACGTTGATTCGGTCAAGGGCAGTCGCGGCTCTTTGACCAGTACGTTGACCGTAGATTACAATTCCATCTTGGTTAAACTTAGTAATTGGGTTAACTATATTTCCAGGACCATAAAGAGCATCCCTATCGCCTTGGTTTAATTTAACCTCTACATCGATTGGTTGAGTTAGACGACCGCGCTGTAAGCCAGCAGGTGCGAACCATGGGTCAGCAACTTCGTCCGTAAAACACATTTGTCCAATTGCGTAGATACTTGGGTCATACCAGCGGTCGGCGCCTGTGTAGGCGTCAAACTGTTTTACCCAAGGCCAATATACGGCTGCATAACTACTGTTAATCGAGGCTGTTCTACCTGTTCCTTCTCCATTACTCCAGTCAATAGCTTGTTGAGCTCCTCTGAATCCTACAGGAGGTGAGACAACAGCTAGGAAGTTTTGAGTGCTTTCAGCCAAACTAATTAATTCATTTTGTACGCTCTGGTTAGAACAACCAGGAACTGAAGCTATAGTAATAGGAGTTGACTCGTTATCCAAAGCGTTTAGACCAGTCTTATCCCCCGTAGTTCCTACGAGAGCTTGAACAACATTTGTGTTACTCATATTACCGTTGTAATCTGAAGCATCTCCGTTTTTACCTCCTTTAGCCTCATAATCTGCGCCTTGGAAAGTTAGACACCTCCAACTCTTACTTGCATCTGCTTGGTAGTTAGCTGCGGTATCCCCACCACCAGCATACGAACCGACGAAAGTAATTTCATCGCCGTAAGAAGCTGGGGGTTGCCAAGTTGGTATACCAGAAATATTTGCGGAGAATGCGTAATCGTTCGGGTTAGCACTGTTAACATTAAAGTTACTAGAGGAGAACTGATAGAAGTTTCCTTTTACGTAATTAGAGTTAGAGTTTATAAGTCCTTGTGTGAGAACATCTTCTGGCCATAGGCTTGTAGCGGAAGTCGTGCTTACAGGTTTGGCGATAGCCATACGGTAAGTTTCTTCAGTTCCTCCGTCGGATTCAACGTTAAGGTCTACTTGTCCACCATTATTAAAGTTGGCAGTCTTATACTTTAGACCTCGGTATACTAACCCACCTTTGTAATTAACAGCGGAATAATTATAACCAAGACCTGGGTATAGAGAATCTACAGAGTAAGCTCCTTGAGCGCCTGACGCTAGGAACGTAACACCACTAGGAGCGTTAAGGTTAGCTGTTAGTACTGAAGAAGGGGCACTGTGAGGGTTTCCGTCTATCAGGTTATCTTCGGGACCACCTGCACCTTGGAAAAGCTGGAAAGCAGTTCCCATATTAGTGTAATCAGGAGCGTCATCACCGGAAGCGGGAGCTACCGCGAATGTTAGGTCAGTTACATCAATCGGAGTTGATGATAGATAAGCAGGAACAATTCCTCCTGTTCCTCCACCGAAGTGAGCGCCACCGGACGCAAAATATGTTTCGGCAGTGAAATAAGCGGCTTTGTTAATATCGCCACCCGGAGCTTTACTTGCTAACAAACCACTAGCTTGGCCATATCCACTAGGGACATAACTCATTTGACCCGTCTCAGCATCAAACGCTCGGGAAATACCAGCAGCCCACGCATCGTGCCAATGAGAATCATTCATATCTCCAGAAGCTACTGCTGGATATACAGACCCTCCGGCGTTACCGGAGCATCCTTGACGTTCGCGGTAGACATACACAGATGTTTTTTCTCCTAGCTGTTTATGTGCCATATCAAACGCTTGTAAATCGAAACGATAAACAATATTTGAGGACATTACGCCTACGTTAACCGCAGCGTGTGGTTGTGTAGCCATGTTAACTACTTGTCGTGAAGATTTCGCTTGTGTAGTGGCGCTTCTAACAAAATAAACTTGGTTGGTTTTTTGAAGAATTTCCAAAGCACCGTAAAGCCCTTGACCACCTTCAACTAAATCAGGAGTCCCAAAAGTCCTGATAAGGTCAGCGGGAGTGGTGACCAATGTTGCAGTATCGGTCGGTCCGCGAGATGCGAAACCAACAAGCCCAACAATGGACGGATTAATCGAAGGGGCGTAATCAGATACGTCTTTTTCGATTGTGTATACACCGGGAGAAACGAAGTTAGCCATTTTTTACCTTATAGAATGTGAAGAAGTTGTCTTTTCTGGAGTTCCAGACAAGTGTCTGTGATAGAGTTTTCAGGGACTGAGATACGTTTTCCTGGCTTCATGCAAATATGTTCAAATGCATTGCCTGATTTTAACACGATTTCTAAATCTTGTCCTGCAACGTTTACGATAATTTTAGTTTTCATTACACTTCCTCTATGATTATTTAGAGAGGTACCTTATCGAAAGTGCAATTATTTAGTTAATTATCGTTTGGTCTGCGGTCCCACAGGGTCTTCCCAAGGAGTTGGGAATGTAGTGCCTGAAGGAGGGTATATCGTTAAATCTTCCATCCCGGATGCAGCCGGGGGTCCCCCACTAGTAGACCCAGTCCATCCATCGGGGGATTTTATCGTGGCTTCATAATGCATTTCAGTTATAGCACCGTTGGATTGTATTAAATACTGACGGGTTGGCATATACGTTTCCACATTAAACGTTACTTGTTTACGGATAATACGGTCCTCACGGTCGGGGACATCTAACGTAGATTTGTCGGATACTGCTGTAATAAATCCACAAGCGTTGATGTTGAAATTAGTTTCAATTCGTAAGTGAGGACGGAATTTGTTCATTACATATTCTACTAATTGGTTCATATCCTCCACATAACGACTCCATAAATTTAATTGGTACGAAACATTTACAGCTTTAGGGGATAATGAAGCGACTCTCGTATATCTATTTTTCTTCTCGTCTTTTATAGTCCAAAACTCAATATCGTAATTAGGACGTCTTCTGTCTACCGCTTCCTCGGTATCTGCGATAGCTAAGCTCATGACAGGAAGGGTAAGGTTGCGTGTTTTAAATAATTTGGCTATAGCCCTTTCATAATTAGCATAAAAAACATCTACAGGTTGTATTTTTAAGTCTTCCCCTAAAATTTGTGCGTCACTAAACAAACTCAACAACTCTTTTGAAGTTTGGCGGAAAAACTCCAAGCTTCTAAAATTGGCGTTTTCTCTTTCAAATAACTGTCTCTTTATATCAAAGGTGTTAGCTACTTTATGTCCATTATACTCAACAGCCCATGCCCCATCTATTTGAGGAGGGTATGTGTATCCAAAAGGAGGACCAGAAACAAGTACCATTAGTAGGTCGTAAATACAGCAGGTTCTTCAATCTCTTGAAGCAATTGATTTTCTAAGATTTCCATATCACGTTGAGATTCTTGAATTAAAGCCGCACCGTTGAGTTGGGCACCACCTTGAGGTGATGGAAGCGTGGCATACTTACCTCTAATCTCCCCCAGAATACCTTTAGAAATGGCTAAAGAATATCTTTGAAGCCAGTTAAGAAAATAATGGTGTAAGGTTTCTGAGTTAAGGCATTTATATTCAATTACTACGTCTTCACCATCATCTTTTACAGGGGTAGGGTATATCATTAAATATTTATTGTTTACAATTTGAAACGAGCCTTCCCTTCCCAAAATTTTACGAATAGACTTTAGATGCATTTTTAACAATAAGAAATCACTCACAGCGAAGTCCTGAAACAAGAAGTTGTCTTGAAAATATTTAATAAAGAAATCCATTTCCAGTGATTGACCTGCAAGAGGGACACTGAGTAGGGATTTTTTGTATGCGGCGTACCTAAAGTTATTAACCATGAAAGAAGGTAACTCGTACATGTTTACCTCCGCTTGAGTTTTGAATGCAGCTAATTGAGTACACCAATCAGGGCAGTGGTAGTCTAGCTTGCTGATAGCTTCGTCTATAGCGGTCAATAATTGAAAATCAGATAGTTCCACCCGCACTACAGGGTGCCCTAGCCTAGCTTGTACAAAATCTTTTATAATCGTATAAAAACGGTTAAATTCGACGTTATCTGAAAAATATCGTCGGTTTAACGAATCGTAAGGAATGTCACCTGAAGGTGCAACAAAGTTATCTGTATTACTTCCGTCCCCATACCGGTCCACAACAAAGGGACCCCACGCGAAATTAGGTTTAACTGGGTTAGCTGCCATACTCTTATATATGGAAGAAGCCCAGTCAAAACGACTGGGCTTCTTATTATTAATCTCCTAAGGAGTGTTACCTGTAAGCACCTGCGTGAGCAGAGCCGTTAGCAGCAGTTCTACCAGCTTTCAAGAACGGAGTAGTCAAGTAACGACTATCTGCGCCTACGATACGGATGATACGATAGAACCTAGAAGCAGGGTTAATTTGAGCAGTCGCATAGCGAGTGATTAAACCTTTTCTTGGTTGGAACGTTTCAGGGTCCGTGATAGTTGGTAGCATTTGGAGCGGAATGTACGGAGCGTACACAAAGCCTGCATCCATCGGAGAACCGCCTTTGTAACCAACAAGCAATTCGTCTTCAGGATAGAGAGGGTCGACGTATACGTCATACTGACCCATCCATTTGCCTTTGTACTCAATAGTAGCGCCCATAGAACCAGCTTGGTCCATTCCAATACCGCCTTCTAGCTTAGCAGCAGACTGAAGCATTGCAGCCACGAATGGCGAACAAACAATCCAGTTAGCAGCTCCGCGAAGAGTTGTACGGTAAATGTCTTGTGAAGCGAAGTTGATTACACCAACAAGGTTGGAGTATACCTCACCTACGTGACGAGGAGCAAGTCCAAGAGCAGTAGTACCAAAGTCTACGAAGAATACGTTAGAACCTTGTTCAGCATCTGGCATTCCGCCGTTTTCACCTGGGTTAGAGTTTCCGACAGTCTTGCCGTCATCTCCTTCAATATCAGCGTTAGGGTCACGACCGAAAGGCTCATCATAGGTAAAGTTACCTGGAGCACCAGTCGTACCTGCGCCGGCATTACCTGCAGGAGCGCCATCAGCTGGGAAGTTGTTAGCAGCAGCTTGGTCTTGGTAATTCCAAAGAGCGCCACCAATAGGATTAGCTGCACCAGTACCACCTAATGGGGATGTAGTGCCGTTACCCCATGCATAAGCAATGTTACGCACAGACTCTACCAATTCACGGTCAATTTCCAAAGCAACTTCCTTAGAAAGAAGCTCAGTTAATTCACGCTCAAGGTCTAAGTTGTGATATGCACGAAGGTCTTGTGAAGCTTCCAACGTCCAAAGGGCGCGGAACTTACGAGTACGTGCAGTAACAGCTTGTTGCTCAATAGTGAAGTTAACTTCAGGGATACCTGAACCAGAAAGACGTTCGCCAGCAGACACAAAGTATTGTGCACCAACGTAGCTTCTATTCGGGAAAGCAGCGATTTGACCACCAGCAGTTCCTGAAGTCCAAGTAGTAGTACCACCAGCAGAAAGACCTGAGTAGTTAAAGCCACCTGAAGGAGCGGCGAAACCACCTTGAGTCGCATTTGCAGCCGTACCATCTAAACTTCCGATGTTATTTTGAGTTTCCCCAAAGCGACCGCCGTATACCATGCGGTACTTAGAGTAGACTACTTCTGAATCAGGAGCGCCCCCACGAGTACCACCATCACCTGCACGGTTATAACCCAGATAGAAAATCTGAGAAACAGGACCTTGCATAGGCTGTACACCGCAAATCTTATTAGCGATTAGTTCCGGGAATACCCGGCGCACGAGAGGAAATGCGAACTTTTGGAAAGTGCCGAGGTTACCGACAGTCGTAGCCTCTTCAAGAGTACCGTTTTCGCGAGCGCTTTCTGTAAGAATGCTCTTCGCTTGGTTCTCTAGAAGAACAGCAGTCATCTGACGAGTAGACTCATCGGAGATTCCTTCCAGGATAGGTTCCCACTTCTCACATAAAGAATTAGTTTTATCGTTGTTTAACATTTTTTAAAAAAATTAGTCTTTTAGGACTTCCTGTTTTTTAGACAGGTTAATTACGTCTTCTGTGAGGAAGATGTTGTTAACCGCCTCCGTAGAAGGTCGGCTCGAATCGGTTTCGTTAGTAATCACGACCGCAGACTCAGAAGATTTAAACGGGAGTTTAGCACTTTCAGTCAACTGTTCGTTTGCTTCGTTTAAACTCGACACTTTATTAGAAAGCATCGTGTTCTCGTGAAGAGAGCTTTTTAGCTTATCGTTCAATAGTTGAACGCTCTCTTGAAGTTCGCTATTCTCTTTATTGAGTTTAGCGACGCTGGAATCTACATCAGAGGCTTCTACCTCATCCGCTACCATAGCTTTGATATTTTCAAAGATTCTATATCCGCGCAAAATTTCATCATCAGCTTCGACTTGTTGTTTTGCGACTTCTTTTAAATCTTCTATCTTGGTGCGGAGAAAACTGCTAACTTTAACTTCCATTAGCTTAACCTCTTCTGCGACTCGCTCCTCAACAGCTTCATTAACCATACTCAAAACTTCTTGAATACCGTTTTCTGATAACCCGTCAGGGAGTAATTTGGCGATTTGTTTTAAATTGTCTGTCATGTGGAAATACTCCTACTGTCTATATCTACTGAGTTTAGGAAAAAAATACATTTTTTTTACTTTAAAACTCTACGTAAAGATTCTAAATAAATTCTTTCTGATTCCATCTGCATACGATAGTCGTCGGATGCGTTACGATTTTCAGCTATATGATTGTTATGCTCAACCAGTTGAGGGAAAGCATTTTGACATGAAGGGTCAGCTACCATGTCCCAAGTAATCATTCGTAGATTGTCTTGAACCATGTAAGCATCCTCTTTCATATCGTGTTCAACAGAACCAGTAGCACGTGAAGAAATACCTATCTTCACCCCTGCTTTTAACAACTCTTGGAGAATGCGTCCGGCGGGAGTGTCTAAAAATTCAGCTTCTCCTACTAACGTGTTTCCCTCCATTTGTAAATCCGTAATGATATGTGAAACATTAGCTAGATGGACAACTTCATCGCTAGGGTGGTCTAACTCTCCACACAATCTACGTTCATGTAGCATTGGTTGTAGTTTCTGAACTTCCCGCTCTAAAAGAGTTTTGGCGTAAATTCTCCCATTACCATTCTTTTTCTCAGCCTCGCTGAATATACCACGAACTTTCATGGTCTTTTTTCCTCTTCCTTCACTTAAGATTTGAAGAGGTTGGAAATCGTTAAAGTCTCTCAGTAACATTATGCTTTTAGATAGGATAGAAAGTCGTTAGAATCTTTCTTTTTAGGTTTCACCTTTTTGGTGCGTTTTTTAGGAGCCGCCGATACATTCACATTACCAGGAACTTTTACGGATTTAGGGTTTCCTCCTTGTCCGGTGCTTGCGTAGCTTACACCTATATTTCCCACAGTAGTAGCTTCTTGGATTTTAGTTATAATTTTTTTAGCTTCATCCAAAATCTGTAATTCCTGTGCGGTTATTTGTAGTGTTGGGGCAGCCTCTTGTTGCTCCACAATCACTTCTTTTGTCTCACTGCCCAAACCCTTTATGAACGCATTTCGTTGATTATCATTCATTTCAATCAACCTGTCGTTAGGGTCCATGGCTGGCATAGAGGCTTGATGTCCTGTAGCAGGGTCGTAAGGGTTTTTGGCTTTATCCGTTAAAGCCCCATTTAAAATTTCATCAGCCATTTGAGCGTAAGACTTGCTCATTAAACGCCTCCTTGTTTTTCAGCATCCCTTCGAGCTCTTTCTCTCTCTTTAGCAGTTTCTTTTTCTTTTTGAGCGTGTCTCTTTAGAATAGCGTCGTTCTTTGCTAACTCCGCTTCTAAATCGTACTCATCCTCATCTAGTTTCTTTTTTTTTTAACGAAATCTTTGCGACCTGGGTGAGTCTTAGACTTATCACCTTTGCGCATGTCAGTAGTGAAATCAGGCTTGTCACCTTCTTTGTCTTTTTGATTAGACT